AGAGATTTTAGCCGTATGCCGTTCGCCTTCACGAGCCAGCCTAGCAATAGATTGCTGCTGTTCGGGAGGGAGGCTAGCAAATGCTTCCTTCTCTGCCTTGGTGTAGAACGCGGGTGGTTCGACTGCCGGAATTTCCGGTTCTTCCACTACCTCGTTCGCTTCTTCGGTTGCCTGCTCCTCTAAAGGGGCTTCGGCTTCCGTAGTCTCTGTTTGGTCTGCCGGTTCTTCGGGCTGCTCGATTGCAGTCTGTTCTTCCGGCTGTGCCTGCTCCCCTTCGGGAATGCGCAGCAGTTCGACCGCGCTGTCTAGTGACAACGCGCCATTTTCGGCGTCCATAAATGTTCCTTTGTTTAGCCTTTACGTAGGCGTTGAATGTCCGCTTCGGCAATCTTGCCGTTCTGGACCTGTTGAATCAGGTGGCTTTCAACCTTCCCGATAATCTGCACGGCTTGCCAAAGGCGTTCACGGCCCTCGGCATCCTTCAATGATGTAGCTTCCCATGCTTCCACATATTGGGCTTTCAGCGTGGCAAATGCCTCGCCTGCCTGTTCAAGTTCCATCATGGCTTGATTGCCACGGCGGGCAAGGATGCCAGCGCGTTCTAATGCGTCGCGTATCATGATTGCACCTTAGTGAGTGTCTCGCGGGCTTGGCGCATACTCGCAAGAGTAGCACCCCCCGCGTCAATCTCCAGAACGAGCGCAGCCAGTGCATCAGCCAACGCCTCAATGGCGGTGGCTGCTTTGCCAAGCTCTTCAGTCCCCGGCAATTCATCCAAAAGACCGTATTGTTCGAAATACCGCAACCGTGCCACAAGCCCTGTATGGGTGTCAGTCAAGTCCTTAACCTTGCCGTATTCGTCAACGAAAAATCGATTTTGGCCGATCACAATACTCATACACTCAAGTCTCCACCGGGCCTGTCAGTCCCCATCTTGTATTGCGCCGTCTCGCGGGCAGTCTGTGCGTTCATGGCCATCTGTTCGCGGGCCAGTTGTATTTCAGCCTGCTTGCTTTCACGCGCCAACTGTATTTCCGCTTCCTTGCTCTCGCGCTGCAATTGCAACTTGGCTGCGGCTTCTTCACGCATCAACTGCATACGCAAGTCAGCCTCTTCGCGCTTGAACATCATTTCGGCTTCAGACTGTTGTGCGTTCATCTGCATCTTGGCCGCGTCGGCTTGTTGCTGCATCTGCATTTTCTGCTGCTCTAGCTGCATCTTGCCCTGCGCTTCCAATACAGCGGGGTCTTGTGGCTTTTTAGCAGGCTCTGCATTGGGATCAGGCTCACTAAAGAACCTGTCGACATTCTTGAACCCTGCAAGTTCCGTCATTTGCTTCAGCGTGTTGTAGACGTTGCTTTGCGTAACAAGGGGACCATCTGCTCCGCCTTGGAACTGTATGGCCTCTTTCTGGCGCTCTAGCAGGGCATTGAGCAACATTAGCTGCTGTTGCTTGCTGCCAGTGCCTAGAGCAATATTGACCGTCATGTCATTGCGTGTGCGCCATCCGCGTGGATCGACAGGCACCCACTGGTTGCGCAGCTTGACCACCTTTTTCTTGTCCTGATGCTTGCGCGTAAGTTCGTGGATATGCAGGAACAGGTCTTTGATGCCAGTTTCCGAGAATATACGGGCAATCAGCTTAATCCGCATCATGCTGGCATCCAGAAGCCCTTGGAAGCCCGTTGCGGTAGATGCTGCCTTGTTCAATACATCGGGGTCAATGCCGCCCACATTGCGGGTTATGCCGGTGCGCGTTTCGCGGGACTGGTCGACATATTCAATAAGCGGCAGGATGTGCGGGCCTAGCTGCTGGTTAGGTATTTCGCGTAACTGGCTAACATCCTTCATGCGGACAATGCCGCCTGGACGGTTGGTTAGCAGGTCATCCAGCGTGTTTTCGTCTGCACCTTGCGAACCCACGGCAATGCGCTGGTTGTTGAGCAGCGAAGCGTTATCAAGCAACTGGCGCAGCAAATGCGTTTTAATCCGCATGATGTCGATTGTAAGGTCAGCAACAGACCGCCCAAAGAAGCGATGCGTCATGGGGTAGGGTGTAATCGAATGAAACGGCATCCGGTCAAACTCTTCCGGTTCGCCTAGCAGGGTATCAGACGGGCCTGCGGTTACCACTTTAAGTAATTCCGCCACGCCGTCTTCGTCCACGTCCAGCTTGATGTAATGCTCTGTAACGTCAATCAGGCGCATGGAACGGTTTACAACGCTTTGTGGGTCGCTTTCATCGTCAAACGTATCACGCGAACGGCCTTCTTCATATTCATCGCCATTGCGGCTGCTCGATGTGGGCAGGCCTTCAACGATTGCCTTGTCATAGCCATCCGCAATCAGTTCCGACTGTGTTTTGCGGTAGCGGTGGAAGCAATAGCCGCTTTCAGGGATTGTTTTAGCCTGCGCGCTAATCCCAAACTCTTCCGGCGGGACAACGGCACACTTGAAACAGCCCTTTTTCGTCTTCTTTGATACGACCACGTCCATTGTGCCGTCTTCGTTCGCTGTCTGCTGGACAATCTCTGCTTCTGTATCGGCTGCAATGATTGCATAGCTGTCAGCGTCTAGCTGGCGGTAGGTTTCTTTCTCAACTTCTTCATATTCTTCCCACCATGCCTTTACGATGCCGTTCTTGGACAACAGCGCGTCCTTAATCATGCTGTAAAGCACAAGGAAGCCGGGGTTTTCATTCATGAAGATGTGGTTGACGTAATCAGTCTCTTGCTTGGCCTGTTCTTCGTCTTCAGGGCCTACAGGGGCAAATTCCACATATTCTTCACCGCTTGTGAATATGTCCATCAACGGCGGCAACATTGCTTCGATGGTGTCGGATACATCGCTGGACGTGGCTTTGCTTTGCCCTTCAAGCGTGGGCATATGCTTTTTCAGGTCGTCCATGTAATAGTCAAGCGCGTCCGACCGCTGGCGGGTTAGATCGCTTGTGGTAGACGAGCCTATTGCAGCGCGCTTTTCAGCCGATACAATGGCGCGAATTTCGTTCTTGTCCATTAAGCAACCCCGACTTTCGGATATTTGATGGCCTTGCCCCAAGCAGGTGCAGGCTGATTATTATGTGCAACTGCCATTAGGCCGAATGCGTCGGCAGCGTGTGATGCCCAGTCATGATTAGGCCCAAGCCCGATGCCCCTGTCGTTATCGCGCTTCTCGTGATACCAGCCCAGTGCATCCCTGCCTGCCTGCGTCTTTACCTCGTCAAACCATATCGATGGAAACAACCGCCTAGCCGCTTCAATGCGCTTGGACGCTGCCCCTGTCCCCTGATTAGGGATAACCGTAACGCTAAACCCCGCCGCCCTTAAGGCGCTCTCAAAGCTAACGTCATAAACCTTGTCATTCGTGCTGCCATCATGCGGCAAGAAGCACTCCGCTTTCTCATACCCGTTATCACGCAACCACTGCACATGCGCGCCTAGTGGCTGGCCTTGTGCTTCGTAGTAATCAAGCACTCGTATTTCTTTACCGATAAACTGCGCAATCCAGATCGAGCAGGCATCAGCCTTGGCCCCTGTCCCGCCAATATCCCAATAGGCACGATAGGCCATCAATGGGTCGGCAGAGACATTCGCAATCCGCTTGTCCTGCTTTGCCTTTGTCAGTGCAGCGGCATAATATGCGCCGGATGCTACCGATATATAATCGCCTTCCCATATATGCTCATATTGGTCCGGTTCGGTCCTTTGGCAGTCTAGCCGCTCCTGCTCCAGTTCTTCGGGGAACCAAGGATTGCTATCCCAGTTCGCCTTCACAACGATTGCATCTGTCGGCAGGCTTTCACCACGTAACATCTTGTCCACCGGATCCACCTTGCGGCGCGGGTTCCAACTAAACCACAGTTCAGAACCCGGCGAACGGATCGTCGGGCGTAACAACTGCAACGACTTCGGGCTTACTGTCTGCGCTTCCTCAATCCATGCAACGTCAAAGCCTTCATAGGACTTGATGCTTTCCGCCGTGTGGTCCTGCAAACCTGCAAACACGATAACCCCACCCCCCGGTGTCTTTATCTGCGCTTCCTGCACTTCAAACAACGTGCCAAGGCCGAGCGTCTGTATCTTCTGCTCCAAAAGACGCTTGGCGCTTTCCTTAAGTGACTTCTGTATTTCACGACAGCATAAACCACGAAACCCCGGCTTGCGTAATGCGGTTGCTATCATCAGATCTGCAAAGAATTGCGACTTGCCTGAACCACGCCCACCATGCGCGCCTTTGTAGCGTCCCTTTTCGAGTAACGGCCTGAAGACAGGCGCTACGTCAATTTGCAACGTTCGGGACACGCCACTCAACCGCTAAGATATGTTCGCCGTTATCACCTGCCCCGTTTACCTGAAGCGGCAATATCTTTGGCCATACCTGCACATAGAAGGCTTTCAGATTATCCTCACTGGAGGCCGCCCAAGCCTGCAATGCTTCTGGGCCACCTAGACCCACGAAAACCATTTCTATAGCCTCCTTGGCCGCCGCTGTCCGTTTATTGGGTATCCCCGCAATCCGGCCACCTGTTTTGGGCCGTTTTCTACTTTCTTCTACTTTAGACATTCTATCACTCCCGCCAGTGCGCTAGGGCCTGCTGGCTTATTGAGTTACTTGGCCCAAAGGCCCCTGCGTTTTGCTGCCATAGCAGTGTAAAATTCTTTACATTCGTGCGCCGCGCCTTCCAGCGTGAAGATCTGGCTTTTCAGTTCTTCAATCTTTGCGCGGTAGTCTTTTTCTTTCTGCTTGTAGCGTTCCTCCATCGGGTCGCCAAAGCGGATGTCTTCTAACCCGTAAACATGGTCTGCCCTCAATAGTGCCGATTGTTCAGGGATTGTTATCTTGATGCCCTTTGCGTGTGCGATGCCAAGCAGGAACTCTGCGGCCGGACGTTGCTGCATATATTCTTCATCGGTTACAAGGTCTACACCCCATATCCCTATCTCGGTAGCGCCGTCCATTATTGCCTTGGCCAGCATATAACTGAAACTGGATGTAAAGTATCTGCGGCCCATTAGCTTGCAGGCTTCATCTGCCGGATATGCTTTTACGGCGGGAAACTGTTCCGCAACGTGTGGCAGCATATACACTTCAACAGGATTGCCGTCACTGTCCTGCGGGTTGTTTAGCCAGCCTTGGTATATCTCCGGCTTTACATATTCATGCCAGATTGAAGGGTCGTGGACTTCAAATGCCTTGTCCATCCGTGGGTGGTCATAGAAGCGCCATGCAAGGCCCCATATCTCCCATTCAGGGTCATTGAACGGCGCAAGGTCGCGGGTTGTCTCTGCACTACCAAGGATTGCAACCTTCATGCAGTAATACCCGCAATCTTCTGGCCTACAAGGATTGGCCTCCAGATGCGTTCGCCTGCACCTACATAAGCTGAAGTCGAGGATGCCGTGGGATTAGTCCCTACCGCGAACCGTGCGGCTTCCGTGGCGTAGATAGAAACGATTGCCGCGCCTGTTGGGGCTGCTGCGGATTGTGCAGACGTTCCCGAAAGCGAGCGGCTTTCGCTGCTGATGTCGCCTTCAGGGATAGGGCCGTTATTGAAGACGCCCGTCCAGTATGTAATCTCTAATGGCATTTGCTTACTCCCAAGGTGGAGGGGTTGTTGGTGTCCATGACCCGCTTGATGTTTCCGGCGTCCATGTGGGGCTCGTTACTGTGTCTGCGGTCCATGTAGGTGTATCAGGTGTGGCAGCGTTCCATGTTGCTGCGGTTGGCGGTATGTCTATCCAAATTAGCGAACTGGTATAATCTAGCGTTACATCCGTTCCCGCCAATGCGAACGAACCAGCGCCCGCCGTTAGTTTGGCAGCGCGCTTTAGTGCTACGTTTGCACCCGTCAGAACAAATGACGCGGCACCGGCTGTCATCGTGTAGCCGGTTGCGTATGTTAATGTGACGTCTAGGCCAGTGAGCGTAAATGCCCCTGCACCTGCTGTTAGCTTTCTTCCTGCCTTTAGGGCTACCGTGGAGCCTGCCAGCGCATAAGACGCTGATGCAGCTACTAGCTTACTGCTTG